GCTTCAATGGTATATGCTATAAGTGGTTTGCCATTTAGTAATTTAATATTCTTGTTTTTAACTCCTTTAGAGCCGCTTCTGGCTGGTATAATTGCAATATTTTTCATTTATCCCACCTCAATATTTCCGCGCATATTGCTCAATAAAATTACATTTCGTGTCTTTCCATTTTGAAATCTTGTGGGTTCCTTCGCTGTAATAAGACCGCATCGTAGCCGATAAAGGATTTCCACGATACATGGAAAGCGTTTTCCGCGTACCGTCCGGATACGGGAAGTTTACCGGAAAAAACTGTGGAAGATTATCGAGAAGATCCCAAAATTTAGAGTATTCTTCCGTGTCAGGAACAATGCTCCATGTGCAGGTCAGCTTCCCACGTTTACCGACACGGTTCCGGTGGACCGTCCCGTCGGTCGATTGAAATCCGTCCGTGTCAAGATCTTCAATGGAATATTCCAGCGTGGCCGGGGTCGGAATCCATGTCCCGTTGATCTGTAAAAGGCCTTTATACACATACGCCACGCTATCACCTCCAAAATAAAAAAGAGCGCCACCCTGAAAGGATGACGTTCAATGACGTTCTACACCTTATTTATATTATAGTTCATTTGCAAATGGATAATGGCCCTATTTTAAATAGCTGCTCTTTAATCATCAGCAAAAATATGATATATTGTTTACGAAAGGAATGATAATTTATGGTGTGCCCTAAATGTCATAGCACTGATGTAATCGTACAGGCTGTAGCTGAAGAGAAAAAGAGAGGCTGTTTAATGTCTACTCTTTGGGTAATCCTTGCTATTGTAACTGTTGGAATTATTCTATTATTTATTCCACTACTTAAAAAGGGAAGCAAAACCCGCACGTATGCCGTATGTCAGACGTGCGGATATAAATGGAGAGTTTAATTATTCTAGTTTATCTGCTGCATCTGAGAAAGCCTGCATATATTGTTCAAACTTTCCTGTATCGAATGTTGAGCTGCTATTCGCCACCGGTTTTTTTGCCTTGACATTTTTGTACAGCGAATCAGTTTCGCCGGACAGCTTTGTCCATATGCTTTTAATGCTTGAATATTTGCTGTCATCAAGTTTGGAAACATACGAATCATAATCAGCTTTTTTCTTCATGGAACTGTCCAACTGCTGGAGAGTGAAATCAATATCCAGCGATTCTCCCGTTGAGCTTTTGCCTGTCTTTACGTAACTGTCAATATCGCAAAATCCTTTGTTCCAGATATCATCAGTAATATAGTCACTAATTTCGTTTAGTTTTTCTTTCGAAGATTCAGCTGAAGATGATGCACTTCTGGAAGAGCCTGTTCCGCCGAATGATTTAGAAATCTCGTTTCCGGCGTTGACTAAATTTGATGAAAACACATTTTGTAAATCATCATTTACTTTATCAATGTACCATTTTTCATCAATCTTTACACAGTTTACTTTAATTGTTTTGCTGGCAAATGTCTCTTTTGTAGTTTTGATTCTGCTCTTCATCAATTTTGTAATTTCTTTTTCTGAATCATCAGAACTCGCCGAATCTGTAAATGCTTTTGCAAAGGCTTTTGAAATATAATCCGTTATAGAATCTTTAAACATTGGCGCTGCATCAACAAATTTGCAATCTACTGTAACAGTCGCAGAACTATCTTTTTCATCAGTGCTTTTAATGGTATATTCTACTTTTTTGTTGTTTCCCTTTAAATAGTCAATTAGGTCTTTTTCTAGGTCTGCTTCTTCACTGTCTGATGCTGCGGGCGACGACGCTTCGGAGCTTGCATTCTTTGGATTGACAAAGGTACTTGCTTTCGTTGTATCGGATGCTTTTTCCGCTTCAAAGTACCCTTTTACGGTATCCTCTGGCTTTGCCTTACTTTGGCAGGCGGATAAACTAAATACAAGTGCAATGCTCAATATGGCGCATGCTGCTTTTTTCATGGAAATTCCCCCTTTTCTTAGATTATATCATGCTTCAACAAAATTTTAAATATGAAATACCGCCTTTCTTATCGAAAAGCGGTATTCTTTATATGCCGAAAAGGGCTTTTCCAATTCTTTGATCTTCTGCTTCCCTTGCCGGGCGTGCTGCCCTGTCAAGCTGCGTAGAATCAATACTAAGGCTAAGGTCTTTGCTCATAATTGCAGAAACAATGGAGCCGCGCAACGCTTCCAATTCGTTTAGAAT